GTGAAAGGCCTCGCTGATGTGAAGCTTGCTTCTTTCGGCGCTGGTGACGCAATCGCAGTTGATTTCAAGGAGGATGAGATGGACCCAGAGCAAATGCAGAAGAGCTTCATGGAATCGCTCAAGAAATTCTTCTCCGATTTAGTCAAGCCCAAGACTATCGGAGAGATGAACGAGAAGGAGCTTGAAAAACGCATCGCCGATGCAGTTGCGGAGTCGACCAAGAAGTTTGAAGAGCAGTTGGCGAAGTTCGCAGCAAAGTCGAAAGACGATCCTGACAACGACGACGACGATGACACGGACGAGGACGAACCCGACGACAAGTCAAAGTCCGACAAGAAAACGAAGAAGGCTGCCGCAAACTATGCCGAGGCTCAAATCAAGCGCGTCAAAGACGGACAGCGTTGGATACCGGCATTCGACAAGATGGGAATCCCGCAGATCTTCTCAGACCTGGCGCTGGCGGACACGAAAGTAAGTTTTGGCGAAGGCGACAAGAAAGTCGATAAGCCACTCGCCGAATGCTTTGCCGATTTCCTGTTAGCCCTTCCGAAGATGGTGCCCGGAGGAGAAATTGCCGTCACTACAACACGATCTGCCAAAGGTAACAGCAGGTCCGTCAAATTCACTGAGCCTTCAGCGCGAACTGGCGTTGTAGTCGATCAGCAATCTGTTGCTTTGGCCGAAGCCGCAAGAGAGCTTTCTTTAAAAGAGAAGATTCCTTACGGCGAAGCTCTAACCCGTTTGCGTGCCAGTGGAGAGTATGACGATCCCGGTTATTCAGCAGCCGGCAACGTGTAAGTCTCGCTGATCTATCAGCGGTCACATATCAATCTATTTGCGGGCCGCCGCCGCTGATCGGGCGAAGGAAGGCAATATGGCCAAATCGCAGTTTGGAGTTCTGCAGCCGAATATCACTCGCACCTATACCGGTGACGTTGCCCTGTCCGCTGGTGTCGCTGTTGGAGCTGGTGCGGCTGTTGCGTCGGTGGCACTGCCCGGTGCTCAAGGCTCCCGCGCAGTGGGAGTGACTGCTCTTGCCACCATCAACCCTGGCGATCCTGTCCCCGTCATCGAGCTGGGTGAAGTCACGGCAATAGCCGCCGTGCCTATCGCCCGACTGCAGTGGGTGCAGGTCAACGATGCAACCGGACAGTTATCCCCAGCACCGGCCGTGCTTGGCACCGAGGTTGTTGGGCTGGCGCTTGAGGCCGCAGTAAATGCTGGCGACGAGTTCTTGCTGTTCGTTATTCCACAGCGCGTCTAAACATAGCGCTAGTCGATTTTGATTCCCCGCCTGGGCGGGATTTATCAGGAGGAAATGCAGATGGCAACACGCCCGATCAATTTTGCAGGCGCTATGGTCAACCCCGTCCAGGGCAAGATCGATGTCGCCTTAAGTCAGTTTGCCCAACTCTACCGGAACAACACGCTGGTCGCAGAGCTGCTTCTACCGCGCGTCGAAGTCGAAGAACAGTCGGATTTCTATTGGTTGTTTGGCCGTGAAAACCAGATGGTGCGTGAAAACGACGTTCGCGCCCCGGGATCGCCCGCCGAAGGCATCCAGCAGACGCTGTCGAAGAACCGATATTTCTGCCCGGACCACGCCTTGGCCCGCAAGATTCCGGACGAAGAGCGTTCCAACTTTTCTGCAGGCAATCTGGAGCAATGGGCAACGCAGACCATATTGGACAAGCTGTTTTTGCGCGAGGAAATGCGCGCCGCATCTCTTGCCACCAACCCGGTGAGTTACGCGCCAACGAACGTTGTAACGCTTGCCGGTGGTTCGCAGTGGAGTGATGCCGCAAACTCCACTCCAATTACCGATGTCGAGACGGCTAAGAGCCAGATAAGGCAGATCGGCCAGGAAGCCAATCTGATGATCATCGGCGATCCGGTGTATCAGAAGCTCCGTGTGCATCCGGCCATTGTGCAGCGGCTCGTGTACACCAAAGGCGGCCAAGTCACGCTCGATGATCTTGCAGCCGTGTTCGGAGTGCCACGTGTCGTCTTGGCATCTGCCATACAGATCGATGTCAATGGCAACTCGAACTTCGTCTGGGGTAAGAATGCAATTCTTGCTTACGCCCAACCCAATCCTACTCCGCAAGATCCATCGTTCGGAAAGACGTTTGTCTGGAAGAACGCTCCGGGGACGGTGGGAGGATTCAGTACGGAGATTGCGAGGCTCACTCCGGCCAGCGCGAAAAGCGACGAACTGTCGGTCCACTTCTATTATGGCCAGCAGGTCACGTCGAACATAAGCGCATATCTGCTACGCAACACGGTTGCTTGAAGCTCCGCCCGTTGATTCACGCGGCGGAAATTCAAACTAATGGAGGTCGCGGAGAATCGCCAGAGCTGCCGTCCAGGGCGAGCAATCCCTGGACGGCGTCAACAATCAACAATCACCTTCAAAGGAGGGACGATTATGAGAAAGGCCGCCATCTTGGTGGTAGTCGTTTTAGCGGTAATTGTGGGATTGATGACTGCTCCATCAGCCCACGTGATTGCGCAGCAAGTTGGAGAGCAGAACTTGCTCAAGCTGCGATTCATTGGCTCAGGCGCTAGCCCTCAAGGGCTGAACATCCTTCAGACCGGCGACCTGAGTATTCTTTCGCCTGCCGTCGCCTCATCCACCCTTACTCGTGTAGTGGCCGCTCCAGCTACGGGGCAGACCTACATTCGTTCGGTGGCAGTGGAGAAATCAACCGGCGCAGCCGGATCATTCACCATCCAGTTTGGCACCGGAACCAATTGCGGCACAGGAACAACCGTACTGCTTGGTCCGGTTGTGAATCCGCCTGTGCAGACGTACTACCTTGGCGCGCAAGTTCCGTCCGGGCAGGACGTGTGTATTCAGACGGACGCCTCGACTACATCTGTGCGCCTGTTGTTCAACTAAGCGCAAGTCATTACATCTCTTCCGTGAAAGGAGTAGCAAAGAACGTGGCTAACGAGAAATCTCAATCAACTCGCAATGCTTATCGCCTGTTGTTTCCACTGCGCCGCGATGGTGAGGATCATGCCGCTGGATCTGTGCTTGAGTTGACGCAGCAGGAAGTATCGTCAATCGGCGCTGAGGTTCTGCAGCGCGTCGTGAAGGAGGACTAATGGCCTACGCGACACAAGACGACCTGTCGCCGCGCCGTATTACCGCCCTGGAGTTGGTTCAGTTGACCGATGACACCAACTCCGGGAAGGTAAACACGGTGATGGTCTCCGACATCTTGAATGAGTCATCTGCATTGATAGACTCGTACTGCCGTCAGCGATACACCATCCCTTTACAGGCGTCCAACCAAGTCAAAGGACTTACGCTCACGATTGCCGAGTGGTTCCTTTATCAGCGCCGCAAGAAAATGAAGAAGGACGTAAGCGAAGCCTACGACTATGCGGTGCAGTTCCTTCGCGACGTGGCTTCAGGGAAGGCATCTCTCGATCAACCCGTAGCTGCCGCTCCGCAGTCCGGAGCTGGAGACGTCAGACCCACACAAACCGTTGAGCGCTTCAGCGACGACAACCTAGCGGGGTACGTGTGAGTTATATCCCTACAATCGGCATAGCCATCAACGATCAGCAGGTGCAGATTGCTCTGCGCAACTTCAATCAACGGCTCAATCCGCAACCCATATTGAAGATTATCGGCCAGATCATGCGCAGCTCTATCGTCCGCACTTTTCAGGACCAGGGATCTCCACCGGGATCGTGGCGGCCGCTGTCTCCGGCAACTCTGAAGCGTGGCAAAGGCGGGCTCGGACGAAAGACCCTTATTCAGAGCGGCAGGCTGCGCAACTCAGTCACAGACAATGCGGCCTATGTGATCTCCGGCAATGTGCTGCGTATTGGCTCCAACCTTATTTATGCGCGCATCCAGCAGGAAGGTGGATTGGCCGGACGAGGACGTAAGGTGAGAATTCCAGCCCGTCCCTTTCTTGTGGTTCGTCCTGAAGATCCCGGCAAGATCAAGGCCGCGATAGAGCGGTACGTGCAGACAGGAGCGAAATAGAAATGCCAACGCAATTCAGGATGGATGATTGCGAGTCCGGATTGATTGCTCTGCTTAAAGCATCGCTGCCAGAAGCTGTGCAGGTTTCGGCGCTAAGCAGCAAAGACTTCGACGAACAAGGCACTTTGTTGGCCGTGCCTCCTGCTGCGCTAGTGATGTTTGATTCCACTCAAGACCAAAGCCGCGATATCACTCGTAAGACCTATCAGACATATCAGGATTGGGTAATTTTCGTTGGTTCTGAGGATCTGCGAGATGTGTCGACCGAGCGTGGCGGCGCGCAAGACCTTGTTCAAAAAGTCCGTGCAGCCCTGGCTGGACAAAGAATTCCACTCGATGGTGATTCATCGTTCTCTGGACCAATCGAGTTGGCTGGCACAACCGCTGAGCAGTTTGGCAAGGATGGGACTTGGTATTCAGTTCGTGTGCGCGTGGAAGCCATCGCACAGTTTTGAGGAGGAATGATGTCAGGGGAAGATTTTGTCGATGTGCAACTCAGTGAGTTCGGTGCTAAATGGTCCGGTGGCACGATGGTGCGCGTCCATGAAGGCCGACATGAATTTGCTTTCTCGCCGGGTCAATCTCAGCGCGTCACCAGAGCCTTCGACTGGCTTGTCGTGCTCAGCCGCCAGAAGATCGATGGACACCCGCTGTTTGAGATCGCGCCAAAGCCAGAGCCACCTAGTGAAAAGATCGCGCCCGCCAAGGCGCAGAAAAGGGAGAGTAATTCATGAGTTACGAGCCGCAACATTTACTGGAAGTCAGAAACGTGGCGCTTGCGCCCAACAAACAGGCGGCACTGCAGCAGCCCGTGGCGCTGGCCAGCTACACGCAACGGCCTCGCATTCCCGGCACAAGCTTTGCTCAGATACAAAAGACGTATTTTTCTGATGAGCAGTTGGCCAACAAAGGGCATCAGTGGCCTACAGTGAGAATTCCCACTCAATATACGACCGGCTTCGATGCCACCTGGGATCTGGACAATTTTCTTGCTGGCTGGCTGATGGCTTTTTCGATGGGATCGGTGGTTGTGAGTGGGGCTGGCCCGTTTACTCACGTGTTCAAGTTTCTGCAGTCCTCAAATCAGATGCCCGTTACGAGCCTGTTATTTCAGGACACCAACGACATCTTTTATCAGATGCCGGACTTGGCGATCTCCGACCTTGTTCTTACAGGCAAGGATACCGGCACAGCCCAGGCACAATTCAAGATGGTTGGGTCCGGCAAGTTTGTCGACGGTGCTGTGCAGCTTCCTCCCACAACGGTTCCTCAATATTTGCTGGCGTCCGATACGGATATTCTGATTGGCGTTCCTTCTCCGCAGCTCGCGCCGGTATTGAGCGCTGTGGTCAATGGGGCGCTGGCTGGCGCGACCTATTTCGTAAGAATCACGTACACGACGGCCGCCGGCGAGACTCTGGCCGGGCCTGAAGCGTCAATCGTCATTCCAGCGAACAGCGTGCCGCAAGTTGGCTCTCCTGCAGCCATGCCCGGAGCGACTGGCTGGAATTGTTATCTATCCAACGCCACAGGCACGGAGACGAAGCAGAATGTCGCCCCCAACGCCATCGGTGCTCCTTTTCAGCTTCCTGCAGCCGGGCTCATTGCAGGAGCTGCGTTGCCGCTGACTACCACAGCTCTCAGCAGCATCAAAGAGCGTGTCCGTGAATGGCAAGTACATCTGGCAATGGACATGTCTCCGCATCGTGCTCCAGGTGGCGGATTATTCGCCACGTTCATGAAGGTGCTAAAGCAGCGGGCAACATGCACATTGCAGGTTGCGGCCAAGGATGTCGATGACATCCGCACTCTTTTCATCAACGACACTCCGCGAGAGCTTCAAATCAACATCAACAGCGGGCCCTCTCAGCAGCTCTCGATGAAATTTCCTGGCATTTACTTCACCACTCAGCTTGCGTCGCAGGGAGTCGAGCTGACGTGGCAACTCACCGCAGGAGATCAGGACGTCATCAAGAATGGCGTGAACGAGGTTTTTCAGGCCACGGTAGTCAATAACGTTCCCGCGTACATGATCGCGGCGTAGAAAGGAGGAATGATGCAAAACTTGGAAACCATTTTCCAGTACCACTCGCCTCGCGAGGATCAGTTGCCGAAGTATTCGGCAATCAGAGAGGCCGCGCACCAATACGCCAAGACAGTGCTTGAAAACACTCCCAAGTGCGCAGACCAGACAGCAGCTATCAGGAAGATACGTGAGTCCATGATGACTGCCAATGCTGCCATCGCTCTTGACGGGATCTGCTGAAACAATTGTGGGCACGTCAATTTTTTGCCGTGTCCCTCCTTCTTGAAGTACCGGCAGCACCGCTTCGCTTCCGGATTGGCCGCACTGCTTCGCGGCCTGCAGGTCGCATCGCTTCGCTACCTGCTTGATAGATAGCTCGACAGAACAATTCCGATCATTCATTTACAACTTGGAGCGAATCAAATGGAAGATACACAGCCGGTGCTGCAAAAAATCAGTGATGGAGCCTTGTTGCCGCTCGATGGCGAGAGGGCTGTGTCCTTTATTGATGGCAAGTTTCCCTACACGTTCTATTTCTCTCGCCTAACGCAGGGCGATTGGCAAACCTATTTTGAAGGGGTTGTATACACCACGCAGAACCAGCGGGAATCGCAACTCACCGTGCTGGATATGGAGAATCCCGGCATTGATCTTGTCCAGCAAAAACTCATCCGCGTCGAGGGATATCGCGGAGATTTCGCTTCTAAGCCTGGATGGCAGGCGAAGATCATGCCGCGCCATTTGCGGCCAGCAGCATGGCTGCTTCGGTTCGTCGGCCCTTGTGATGGGTTCGGCGAGGATCGCCCCTTTGATCCTGAGTGCATAGAAGTTGGACTCACGGCCGCGTGGGGAATTACGGAACCCGGCAAGATGAGTGGCTATGAAGGGCTGATTCACCGCTTTGCTCCAGTGACCGCAGAGCATCGGCGTAAGTTTTACCGAGCCAGCAGCGAGAGCCGTGTTGTTGGTGGGAGCCGCAATGGAAAAACCATCCATGCTCTGCGGCACAGGCTTCTTTTCTCTTTTTATGATGAGTTGATTCTGAGCGTCGACGGCTACAAGGTCCGGGATCAGCCTTTAACCGACCTGAACGATATCCGTAACGATATGGATGGATTTCACAAAGTCAAGGCTGTTGAGCTTCTCTTTGCTGGAGCTTCTAAATCTGCAGATGCCGGGCAGGGTGAATGATCACCGTCTCGCAGGATCATGACGGAGTGCGCATAGCGGCGTTGGAGTTGTTCGAAGAGCAACTCCACCGCCACGACGCGGATCGCGCTCTTGCCAACGCCTTGATATCCGGTGACATCGATGACGCCTTGCTGGCAAAGCTGTCTCCTAACAGCAGCCTGTCCCCTGGGTATAGAGACTTTGTCGTCTATGTTCTGTGGCTCAAATCCATGATCGGTGCCGGAGTCCAATTTGACCTCACAGATGGCGAAGCTGAGGGACTTCGCGCAATAGAAGCTGCGCGTCAGGAATTTGTAACCAAGCACCCGCCGTGCCGTTACTGCGGCTATTTCCAGTACAGCACAGTCAGCATGCGTTGCCACAAATGCAGAAAGGAGCTTCGCTAAGTGTCTACACAGTTGGAGCTTGAATTCCATCTTGATGCAGGTGGAGCACCTTTGCTGATCGATAACCTGAAGAAAAAGTTTTTTGATTTCTTTGCTGGTGTTAAAGCCTGGGCAACCGGCAGCAAGTCCGCCATAGATGAAACCAGCAATGCCCTGAAAGGGACGCAAACCGAAGCAGAAAAAATGGAAGAGATCTTCCGCAGAACATTCGGTCTTGCGGCTGCGGATAACAAGGCTGAAAGCGCGTTCAAGGGCATTGAGTCCGAAGAACGGCGAGCACATATCGCCGGTCAACTTATTACCCGCACGTTAGGCGTAGAGATGCCTCGCGCTCTCGAAAACGTGATCGCGCATAGCTCTCTTCTGGGGCCTGTCTTTAAAGCGGCCTTTGGAGCATCCATTTTCGCTGCTGTTATTCCAGTTATCGGTGAAATCGGCAAAAAGATCATCGAGATCACCGACGACATGGGCGGCTATACGGAAGAAATCAAGAGGATGGAGCAGGAGACAATCCAGGCCAGCAGGAAGAATTTCATTGAACCGGGAACTCTCGGTGCCAGCTTAGAACACTTGAACGAGATCAATACTAGACTTGCCGATATCGAAGAGAAGAAAAAACAACTCTCAGATCAATCAGGTCAACGTAATGCCGATGCAGCCGAGTTGGATGCGTTTACAGAAGGCAATGCGAGTCAAGGTGCCGAACTTGAATCTCAGACTCAGTTGAATCGATTAAACGCTGAGGCTAAGGGTCTTGAAGAACAGAAGGAGAAACTGCTCGAACATGAGCGACAACAATTGGAAGAAATAGTTATCTCTACCGAAAAGCAAGCTGCATTGGCAGGTAAGACTGGCTTTGCAAAGATTGCTGTCGAACAACAGCAGGCGCTCAAAGCACTAAATGACCAGTTCGGAGTCTTGTCTCGTAACTCCCAGGAATACCAAAGAGCTGTTGCTGCAGCCCATAAGATCTCCACCGCGCAGATCGTTGACCTTGAGCGCCAGGCAACAGAGCAAACTCTCGCTCTGCGCCACCAAGTGGCAGATGAATCACTACACGACGAAGATAAGATCCGTGCCGACGAGGAGTTCTCGATTCGAGAGGTGGAACAGCTACGGCAGCGCAGCCTAATTACCCTCAAAGACATTAAGGAACGTGAGGTCGCAATCCATCAGCAGGCCGCCATCAAAATTCGTGCTCTTAATCTTGAAATCTCCAAGGTAGAGCAGAGTACTCAGGACTTCATCCTTGAACAGCAACTCTCTACGCTTCAGGGTGAGGACCGCCTCAACGCGGAGCGCAACCTCAAAATCAAACAGTTCGAAGATGAGCGCAAAAATATTCTTTCGCAGGCTGGTGAACACCTTACATCTCTTGAGCTTGAACGTCTTGTCTCACTTACCCAGAAGGAACAAGCGCTTTGGACTGCAACTGATGCTGAGATTACTGCAGGAAGAAATCAGGCTGCCGAGGAAAGGGCGCAGGTGCTTGAGCAAGCGGCAGAGCGGCAAAGAGATGCTGAAGCCGCTGCAGCGCTGGCAACGGTTCCACCGTGGCTCAAAGCCTATGCCCAAATTCAAGTAGAGAGTAATAAGCGATTGCTGACCATCGATAAGCAGGAGCAGTCGCAGCTCAGTAAATATAAGGCCGGTAGCCAGGAGTACGTTGCGATTGAGTCTGCTGCCGAGGCCGAGCGCGCCGCAGTCCATGCCGAAATAAACGAGAAGATCATTGCTGAAAACGAAAAGCTCACGCAACAACTCGGCAGCGAACTTGAGAGTGTTTTTAACGACATTGGTTCAGGCAAGATCGGCCAAACGATTTTGAAGAACATGGAGCACCTGTTTTTTCAGATTCTTGCGCAATGGCTTCTCACCATGGGTTCCATGAAGTCCGGAGCTGGCAACATTCTTGGTTCTATCGTCTTCGGACAAGGCTCTGTCGGTGCTGGAGTCTTCGGCGGCGGCGGTGGCGGTGCAGGAAATCCACTTGGTGGTTTGCTCGGTCCTCTATTTGGCGGTGGTGGCACAGCGTCAGGAACTCCACCATTCATTTCGTCCGGAGCCAACGCAACTGCTCCCGGTGTGTTTGGTCTGGGTGGACTTCCGCTGGGCGGCGGATCGACGGCATCCGTTCCCGCAGCGTCATCCGGCCCCGATCTTTCATCGCTGTTTGGTCTCAGTGGCGCTCCGTTTGGCGGTGGCACAACCGGCGTAACTCCGCCATTTGCTCCAAGTGGCTCCACATCCTCTTTCGGCAGTAGCCTTCTAACACCATCGGGCGCACTTAGCACCGCTAGCTTCGCTGACACGATCACTCAACCTTTGCGCGCTCCCCAGGTGCAGGGCGGGTTGCTTGGTGGGCTGAAAAATCTATTCAGCGCTGGCGGCGCTGGCATCGGTCTCACTGCCGGACTGTTGCCATTGCTAGGCAACGCTGTTGGCGGAAAGCTCGGACTGCTGGGTGCGTCGCTGCCTTTGTTCGCGGCGTTGAATCCTTTCGGGCTTGCATCCGGCCTCATCTCTGGAGCGCTTGGCTTGGGTCTGGCTTCGGCCGCCGGTGGCGGTCTACTTGGTTTTGGCGTTGGATTGCAACACGGACCTTTGGCTGGCGCTCTTGCTGGAGCTGGCGGCGGCATTGGGATCGGCGCACTGCTGGGCCTTATCTCCGGCATTGGCGGTCCCATTGGCTTGGTGGTAGGTGGAATTGTTGGGTTGCTTGGAGGAATCTTTGGCGGCTTATTTGGGGGTAGCAAGCGCAAGCGCGAAGCCAACGACTATTTCACTAAGCAAATTCAGCCAGCAATTCAAAAAATTGAGGATGAGTACAAGAGCTTCCAGCTTGACTCGCTGAGCGCACACCAGCAACTCGATCAGCTCGATCAGCAGGCCGAAGATGAGTTGAAGAAGTTAAAGGACGAAGGAAAGAGCGTCTGGAAAAACAAGGTACATCCAGCGATCTTGGCGGCCGACAAAGATATCGACTCGTTCGAAGTGGAGCGCCAGCGCAGATCCGGACTGCTTTTCGGACCTCCACAATTTCATGATGGAGGCTATGTGTCTTCGTCCTATTCCAGCTTCGCCACTGTCCCAGGAGAACTGCACGCTGTTCTTCGTAAGGGCGAGTTCGTCGTGAATGCTTCTTCCACTGCCGATAATTTGCAAACCTTGCAACGCATTAATGGCGGCAGTTCCGTTGGTGGCGATATTCACATTCACGGTTCTCTCATTCAAGCGCAGAGCGTGGATGAAAGATGGTTGCGTAACGGCGGCATCGACCAGATCCTTGCCGCGCTGAACCGCGCTAAGCAAGAGGGTAAGGTATGAGCCAAAACAATATTCTCAACCCAACTTCATCAAGCGTGTTTAATCCCGAATATCCGCTTCGCATAGTTGATCCGAGCACGGTCGCCCGGGCTCAGGCGCGCAGTGGGCGCGTATTTGCCAAGCGTGTTGTGGCTCGCGGCCCGGTGTTTTCTCTTCAATGGAATAACCGGCAATTCTCCACATACAACGGATTGCGGCAATGGTTCCGTCAGTACTCGCAGGATTTCTTCACCCTGTACGACATCGATGGCGGGCGCTATTACAGCGGTCAGTTTCAGGACGAGCCTCAATATGAAATCATCGGCAACGACAAAGTGAACATCACGGCAACCTTTGTGGTGATTCCCGGACTGCCTATGTTTCAGTATCCGTCCACATGGGGAATCGACTCGATCATGTTTGATGAGCGCGACGGCTTTGGTGCCGACCTTGTAAAGCTCACTGGCAATTGGGACCATAGGACTAAGAACTTGCTCTTGTTTTCTCAAGACATGGAAAACACGACGCCCGTAAACAATACGCCGGGAGGTTGGTTTTTCGACGGAGGAAGTTCTGTTCTAGCCGATAGCGCGCCAGATCCAAATGGTGGCCAACTGGCCGACGTGCTTACCAAGGGTGGTGGATCTTTCATTAACTTTGCCAGCATATTTCAGCCAGTTGCCTATTTCCCGCGCCCATCTCAATCATTCACGGTGTCATGCTATCTAGCAGTTCCTCCAGGAGCGGCTGCACTTCCAGGCGTCACGTTGAATTTCTCGGATACCAGCATAGCCACGAATTCCATACCTTTGACACTCACAACTGCGCCGCAGCGATTCAGCTTTACCTCATCCGGTTTCGGGGCCAATAATCGCGGATTGATCCTTGCCGGTCTCACAATTCCCGGAGCTGCCGGCACGAAGGTTACTGCATGGGGCTGGCAGTTGGAATCCGGCACTGCACCGAGTGTATACACATCCACAACCAATGCTGTCGTGGAACTTCCCGCTCCCAATCCCAACCCGGCTTACTTCAATGGCTTCGCTTACTGGTCTCCGGGCACGTCTCCAGCCGATGCAGCAGAGTGGATTTACCTGGGCTATGGCTTCCGTCTCTGGTCTCCTCGCAACACGGACATGGGCATCGCCCAGGCGTTCATTGATGGAGTTGGCGTTGGCAACGTCGACATGTTCGCGCCTGTGCTAACTGCTTCTGCGCCGGTGCTTACCGTGCAGAATATCCAATTCGGACTTCACCGGGTAAAAATCTCTCCAACCAACACAAAGAATGCAGGCAGCTCCGATTTCATCATCGCTGCTGATGCAGTGGAGGCAATGCAATAGATGCCTAGAACTCTTCCAACAGGAATGCAGGCTGAGCTTGCGAAGCATGGTGGGTTTGTCGATGCAATCTTGCTAGACATCCAGACTGCAGATGGCAGCACGTTCTTCTGGACGGATGTAGAGGGCGTGTATCCAGCCCGAATCGTTGCAGGCAATCAATTCTATGTGCCGTGGGTAAAGTCTGCTGGTCCTTTCAAACGCACACGCGATCTCTCCACAGACAGTGGAGACTTGGTTGTGCAGAATCTTTCTGGAAATACGATTGATCGGGATGTTGCAGCGGCACTTAAGAACCATGAGTTCGAAGGCGCTTTGGCAATCGTGCGTTTCTGGTCTCCGTTAATAGCGGCATCTCGCGACGAGTTGCACATGACCCTGTCGGAGGAGAGTCCGCGTGAGGATGAGGTCTCATTTCGGATGCTGCAGCTTTTCGACACGTCTCAATACGACGTTGCCGATGACGTACAGTCGGAAATATGCACGTGGCGCTACAAGAGCCCACAGTGCGGCGCGACCGACTCTGCGACAACATGTACAAAGCTCTTTTCTGATTGTGTGTTGCACGGCGCTGTTGAGCGGTTCAACGCAATCGTCACCATTGTTCCTAATGTGACCGTCTCTACGCCGCCAACTCAATTTGGTGGCGGCGGTGGCGGCGGCCGCGTTCCTCCCAGGCTCCGCCAGCCATTGGTGCTTAGGTAATCGTTATGGGATCAGTTGCACTACTTCAAGGATCGCCAGCGTTCTCTCAGATCGCGAATGCTCAGCTCGGTATTGCTCTTCCGCTGGCCTACGGATACAACCGCGTCCGTGGAAATAATGTTCTTCTGCAGCAGCTCACAGATAAAAGCACTGTGGCGTTTTATATCTACGCCGAGGGTGAGTGGGATGGACCGGAGCGGTTCTGGATCAATCGGAAGCTTGCTAATACCGCCGACACATCCGTGTTTCACTTTCATCCCGGTATTGATGGTGTGCTTGGCTCAGGACTCAATCCAACCTCTGTTGGTGGCGACCAGGGAGTCGATAAGTTTTTCTCACTCTTACCCGGTAATTTTCAGCGCGTGACGTATTCACGTAAAGCCTATGTTGCTCTCCATGTGCAGCCCGATCCGGCCGCCCCAAGCGCCACTCTAGATGTTGTAGGAGATTTTCGCTGTTGTAAGGTTCGACAGTTCGATATAAACGGCAACCAGACCGCTTATGGTTTTTCCACCAACGGAGCATGGCAGGCGCTCGATCTGATCTTGAGAAAGGTGCTCAAGCCGGACTGGCTTCCAAGCGCGGCCGCCTCGGCAGGCGGAGACCTCACAGCAGATGAAAAAGCTAGGATCGACTTTCCTTCTGTTGTCGATTCAGCGGCATGGTGTGATTTCAATATCGCAACGGGCATCAAACGCTTTGAATCCAGCGTTGCATTTCCATCTACCATCAAATTGCAGCAAGCTCTGGCGCAGCTCCTCACAATGTCGCAGCTCTTTGTTCACGAAGCTGCTGGGCGTATCTTCATTCGCGCCGATAAACCACGCGTATCCACCTTTACACTCACCACGGATCACATTGTTCCCGGCACGGGCAACTTCGACAAGATCGACCTGCACGGAACAAGCAACAGAATCATTGCGTCGTACAACGATCTGAATCCTATGGATCAGGCCGATATCGAGACGGCAGCTAACAATGGACTGGTACGTAATGGCGGGATAGTCACCGTCAAAACCAAGGGACAGCTTCCTTTCCTTCAAAACGACAACGTGCAGATTCTGAATTGCGACGATCCCAGCTTTCTTGGCGTCTTTACCGTGGCATCTGTGCCGACGTCGGTCAATTTCACTTTTGCCCAGCCCGGACCAAATGCAACCAGCGGCAACGGTTACTGTGGCACTCCAGAAAGCCGCTTCATCAGCAGATCCACCACTGTTGATCACGAAAAGCATCAGAACGCTATTGGCCAGAGGGGGCTGAAGCTAAATGCGGCGTTCCGTAGAGTGCCGTTGAACATCTCGCTTGGAAACAACACAAGTGAACGCACGTTCCGCATTCTCAACTTCTTGAAGGTTCGCAACCTCGGCGTTGATGCGTCTCCATATAACGCTCCATGGACTGCCCAAATGACAATTTACTGGGACGCTGTGGACTCGCAAGGGCGCTCTTTTGCGGAGCAGCTCTTGGGAGATGTGCTGACGATCGATCGCTCCATTTCTGAGGAATTTGCTGGCGACTATGAGATCGTAGATGCCACGATCAATCATCCGTCGAGTTCGTCTAGTAATAACTCCGGCAGCAGTAATAGCGGTTCCTCGTCCATAAACGTAGCAACTGTCGAAGTGAAGCTTCTGCAGTTTATTCCTGGTGCTTTTTCGGATGTGTCAGTTGGCAACGTTCCGCTGGGTTCATCCATAGTTCGCGGCGATCTGCCGCTCTCCCTGCCTACCGACAATCTCATACGCAATGGCGATTTCGAGCAAGGTATGGGCAATTGGTCGTCTGTCATACCAAACGCCGGATTTCAGGTTCGCCACAACATTCCCGGCCTTCCTCGTGGATCGTCGGAATTGATGATCAACCCCACATCGCAGGGTTTTCAGTTTCAAAGCGTTGAATTGATCCCGGTCGACGTTAACAAGGTCTATTTGATGGAGTGCTGGTTGCGAATCGTCGCGCCGTTCACAGGTGGCATCCGTTTCTTCTGCGGCCTGCAGGAATATGACCTCAACAAAAATCAGATATTTCACTTTCCCGGCAACGCTTTTGCCATGTGGTGCTCCTTTCTCTTAGCGGCATCCACTGTCGGCAATACGTGGCAGTTCTCGTCGACGGAAATATCCGGTTTCAGTACCAGTCCATCGTCCACGCAATTCAATTCTGGCTGCGCTTACGTTTCTGCGGTCCTTTTCCTGTCCGGAGATGCTGCGGGCGTCGGCCAGCAGGTCGAGATCTGCGGATTTCGACTCTCGGAGGTAGCAGCGGGATCGCGCCGAGCAATAACCGGGTTGAATGGCGTGGGCCAGATTCTCAATTCGTTCAAAAACAACCCTGTAAACACAAACGCGGCACCAACGGGACCAAATCCGCTTACGCAAATAGGCACGTCTACCTCTATAGCGGTTGCTTCAAACAGCTACCAGTTCGGCGCTGGTGTTATTTCTTATAACTCTGGATCAGTGAACCCAGGCTCGTACGGCACTTTTGCCGTGTATGCAATCGATCCTTTCTTTGCTGGCGGATCGCAACCCATTTTTGCCACACCTTCCAACCAAGTTCTTTCCAGCAACGATGGCATCGTTCCAATGGGCGCAATTACAACCGTGTCTAGTGGCGGTGGAAGTGGCACAGGCGGTGGCACCGGAGCAGCAGGTGGCGGCAGCGTTAGCCGCGTACTACTGAGGTGA